AAGATCAAATGGGTCATCAATTGTGCCGGATATACTAAGGTAGATAAGGCAGAAGAAGAAATAGATGAGGCCTTTAAGTTAAACAAAGATGGGGTGCGAAACATTGCCATATTTTCGGCAAAGAAGCAGATTAAATTAATTCATATCTCTGCAGATTATATCTTTGATGGCCGGCAGGAATGGGATGTCGCAGCTTATACAGAAGATGATAAGACTCATCCTATAAATATATATGGCAAGAGTAAATTGGCCGGTGAAGAGGAGATAAAAAAGATGTTAGAGGGATATTTTATTATTCGCACTGCCTGGTTGTACGGATCCCATGGAAATAACTTTGTTTCCACCATGCTAAGGTTGTTTAAGGAAAAGGAAGTTATCAAAGTTGTGAATGACCAGTGGGGATCTCCTACCTATACGGTAGATTTGGTCGGTGTTATTTTAAAGATAATAGAAGATGATTCGGTTAAATACGGAATATATCATTTTACCAACGAAGGGGTTACTAATTGGTATAAATTTGCCCGGGCTATTTACAGTAAAGCTAAAAAACTAAATTTAATAAGTGATAGTAAAAAAGTTGTGCTAAAAGCGATCAAAACAGAAGAATATCCAACCGCTGCAGCAAGACCCAAGAGTTCAATTTTATCCAAAGATAAGATAAAAAAGGAATTTAATCTGGATATAAGAGATTGGAAAGAAATCATAATCATTGCAACCTCAGAATCTGTTGCCTCAACCCATTGTACATTTAAAGAGTTTTTGTCAATTAAGATAGGTCTTAAATTGTCATTTGTTGATGCTTTATATCCAATAAAGTTTCCATTTTTGTCAACTATATATGCGCCAAAATCAGAACAAGCAAGTCTTTTAAGTTGTCCTACTAGTTCGTTAGGTGCTTGAACAATATATCCAGTAAAATTTTTGAAACCATCTCTTACTTTCGCTTTGTTTCCAGAATTAAATTCTTGAAAAACTGCCTCATCTCTCAAGTTTTCTACATTCTCAAGTTCTGGAGTAGGAAGAAATCTGTCATCAAAAAGAGGAGCATTTAATTTAGTTTCAATAAAAACTAAATTGTCTAAATCGTCTTTTGAATATTGTTTGACTGATCCAGTTGAATCAAGTTCTGTTGTGAATACTAGACATCTTGTTATGTCTGGAATAGAGACACACGATGGAATTCCGGTGTTAAGTGATACATTATCACAATCGCAAATTACTGCCATTTTAGTTAGTTTTAAAGGTTATCTCACAAAGATAATAAATTAAATAGTTTTTGATATGTCAAACAAAACAACTTCTTAAATGATTGAGAGCATTGTTTTAAAGCCATTTAAGAACACTTCTAGTCTTTTTGATGGTAACATATACAAACAAAAAAAGCCACCTTTTACAGTGGCTCTTAGTTAGTTGGTATTGATTATCTAATAATATTTCCTTGTTTGTCTAAATCTCTGATTATAGAATCAAACAATATATCATTCTCATAAATTACATATTTTTTTGAAAATTCTGCTTTGCTTTTTAGTAAAACTTTGTAAAGATTTTCTCCTTCAAAAGTTCCGTTTTCATTTACTACTTTAAAAATTGTTTGGTTTTTCATAGTTATTATTTTAAATCAATTAAATATTGGTAGGCATTTATTTCTCCTTTTAATGTTGCAATTTGTAAAGAATAATAATCTATTAAATGAGGGTGTTTTTTTATACTATTTTGGTGTGCCTCAATTGTGCAATTTATCTCCTTAATAAATACTTTTAAAGTTGTCTTTGTTGTTTTCATAATTATTATTTTAAAAGATTAATTTGAACTAATTTATTTAAATTAGATTGCATTTTTCTAATAACAGATTCGTTGCTGTATGATACACCAGATTGATTTTTACTTATTTCTTTTTTATTTAAAGTATTTAGTTCTTCTATTTGATTATTTAATTTAAGAAGTGTTTTTTCAATTTGCTCTTTTTTTAATCTTAGTGAATTTGTCATTTTGTCTGTTTTTTGTTTTGATTACATCAAAGGTAATTCTTTATTTGATATATCAAACACTTTAAGAGTAAAAATGTAAAAATAATTGAAAGTTTTTTTAGCTAACAGATATAATAAGACAAAAAAAAATCAACCTACAAGTTGATTTTATTGTTCTGAATAGTGAAATTATAAGGATTTATTCTTCAATTGTCTCTGACCATTCGCTAGATTGCATTAATTGAAGTATTGCGTGATGGTCATATTCTGCAACTGGCACAACTGAAGAATTCGAGATAAAACTTGGAATGTGTCCCTCCTCCCACTTAATAACAAATTGAGTCTCATCAATGGACTTTCTAATTGTGTTGCTTGATGTCTCATTTATTTGAGCAAAATCTATTAATCCAACATCTGTTAGATTTATTACTGCGTATGTTTTCTTATTATGCATTTAAGGACTATTGGTTTCAATATCAGATGCTGACATATTTATCATTGCAGATGGATTGTTGTTAATTCCCTCATCTATTATAGTTGGATAACTTGCTTGTCCGGTTGGATCGCCGTTTCTATACCACCCATTAGGAATAGTTGGTAATAAATTTAAATCTGTTGGAACACCGGAATTATAAATTGCAGTAACATCAATTGCAGTAAGTTCAGAATTGTCCCAATATGCAACCTCATCAATGTTACCATCTAAATAAATTTGCCCAGATGAACCTCCAGCACTTCCGGCTCCAACGACAAACCCACCATTTGAAAAACCTCTTATTGCCGTTGAACCAGTATTAACAATATCATTATTTAAAAGTGTGCCATCTAAATAAATTTTGCAATTAGTCATATTAACATTATTTGCTTGACTATCAACTGCATTATAAAACGATACATTGTGCCAATTTCCATCTGCTATATTTGGAGCAATTCCATTTCCATCAACTAACTCTGATTTTACCCAATTTCCGTTAAGATGATTTGTTAACCCCTCTAAACTCCATTGCAATCGACCTTGATTTATTCCAAAATTATTGGCATATCTAAAGAGATTTATTTTGCCAAACCCACTAATTAAAGGTGTAAAAGTATTTAATGTATTTATTTTAACCCAAAAATTAAAACTTCTAATAGTAGCTACTTTATAAGCATCTATATTAATTGATGCATTTGTATAATCGTCAACTCCATCGAAGTTTACAGAAAATAAATTCTGGAAGGTTAGAGGAGGAGGAGTTGGAATTGGACAATCTGGAGGAAATGAGAAACAAGGATTTTTCTGGATCGGAAGATTGATTCTCAACTCAACTCCAGAAACATTCTCATCAATTAATTTTGTGATATTGTCCTCATACTTTCCAGATCTCTTTGATGGTTTTGAAATATAGACTCCAAAATTAGCTCTGTTTATAGTTTCATATTCGTCAAACTCTCCGACCTTTGCGTTGTATCTTAATGCGTGTATAAAGTCATTTAAAAAGTTATCCATTGGCTCAATGGCTAAATCATAATGTTGAGAGATGTCCCAGTCCTCAAAGTTTGAACTCATCAAAAAGAAGATTCTCAAGTCTGAAATTCTGTCTAGTTTGTTTGTTCTGGAATTGAATCTCTGCTCTCTTATTACTTCCAACAAATAAACCATTGGGAGTTTTTTCTTCCAGTCTCTAATATCTGCAAGTACATTTGAAACCATCATTGGAGTTCCGTTGAAGAAGTTTGGTGCTAATATAGTGTACGATTCAAAAGGTAATGGAACAACTCCAGAGACAGAAATCCACGAATTTATCTCAAAGTCTTTTACTTTATATTTGATTCCGTTAATTAAAATATAATTGCCCTTCGTTACTTGATGAGTGCGACAAGTATCAAACTGAGTCTCTGTTGATGTTTGAGTTATGTTTTCAACGTACTCTGTGAACTCAAGACTAGCAACAATATTCTTAATGAAATCAACAATTGTAAACATTTATTTTTTATCTCTTATGGTCAATGATTAATTGAGCAAATTTACCTAATAATGTTAAGGATTCTCTTTTATTATTTTGTCTTACAACATATCCAATTGTGTCGTCTGGATTGCCGAAAGTATAACCTTTATAACCTTTTTTAATTAATGTAGCATTAAATAAATCTTTCATTAAAACATTTGAATACTGGTCAAGTGCAATGACTAACACTAAAAAATAATTTTGTATTTGTTTGATCCAGTCAACAAACTTCAATAAAAATATGTTTCTTAATGCAGTATATAAGAAACCTATTGGAGTGATTAAAACAATCATTAAGATTGCAATTGTATATATAATAAATCCAGATAATTTTTTCATTTTACTTTAATTTTTTTTTACAGATTGTTTTGCTCTTTGCACTAATCTCTCTTCCATCTTTGCTACCTTTTTATGAAGTTCAATATTTTCTTTTATTAAAGCATCAATCTTTTTTTCAAGTGCATCAATTTTCTCTTTAAGTTCTTGTATTACTTGCATTGAAAACTCATCTTCTCTAATATCTTTTTGAGCATCAATGTCAATTTTTTTCTTCCAGATGTTCCAGATTTCTTTGATGCCTAATGCACCAACAAGAGCAGTTAATATAATTATCATTGACTCACTTTCCATCTTCTTAATTCGTTTATAACCAACTTGTTAACTCTTTACATTTACCAGAGTACGTTGGATAAGTTATTTTATTATTTTCTATATAACATTGTATTGATTGATATGATTCAATTCCTCTGTTGAATTGTCTTGTTAATCCATAATGTAAAGACTTAATGACAACAGAATTTTCTGAGTCCATTATTGAAGTCCCACTAATAGTCTGCTTATATTTTTGGTCACGCAACCAATAAAATCTAATCATACTTTTTAACATATCTTGCATACCATATGATGTCAATGGAACAGAATTTCCACAACAACAAAGACTCAAAGAGTCATCACAAATAGCATTGTATATGTTTAAATACTCAACCGATTGAGGAACGTCTCTTCCATCTGGATCAGTTAATAAGTCTGCATTAAATAAAGTATATAAGTTGCAACCTAATAAATCGTTCATTATGTCATCTGTATAGGAATTAATATAATCTTGAAAGTCCTCCTCCTCAAATTTATTTGATGAGACGTTCCATCTACCTACAAAATCAGATGTCAAAATTAAATTCATTAGCTTTTTTTATAAAGTCTCCTCCCAGATTGAGAGGAGACATAATTAATAAATCAGATTATTATAATAATGTAATAGCAGTTGCAATAGAATCAACTTTTAAGAATGCGTTTGCGTTTACATTTCTTATTAAAAATGCTTTTCTTAAAGTTGCTCTCAAACGGATTCTATCGTGCAAGAAATCGTCTGCGTGTTCCGATGCCATATCAACAGATAATCCTCTCATATTGTAGATTGTACCTTTTGAAGAATCAAGAATGTACAAAGTGTCTTGAGTAACAATTGATGACGTTATAATTGTCATTCCATCAACAACCATCTCAGACGTTTGCATATACATAGGATAAAGGTATTGTCCATCTGTTGTTTTTGCTAACATCATAGCAGTATAGTCTGTTGGATTCATTAAAACAACATTAGGAGAATAAGCATTATTTTCTCCAGAGTTCTCAACTTGAGATTTACCAACCTTAATCACATCATAAGTTGAAGGAGTTGTAATTGTTCCGGCAAATACACCGGCAACCCACGTTTGAGATGCAGTATCAATATTAGCAAGAATATTAACATCATTTTGTAACAAGATATTTTCTAATAGAAAGTTTCTAACTTCACTTTCAATGAACGCATAATCTTCCATCGCCTCAGCACAAATTGGAATTGAATCTGCTACCTTAGTAAATTGAATTGAATACTCTTTCCAGTCAATATCACTCTCTGGAATTGTTCCACATTCAGCGACATTGTCTGCATTTCGTGTTAAAACATTTTGATCCCAGTAAGTAATCGTACCACCAGACTCCATTCCTACACCACCTTGAGCAAACATTGAATCCAAAAAGATTCTTCTAACTGGTTGCTTACCGATTCCGTTAACCCAATAAGACGCAGTTGAATCAATAACACTTGCAGACGTTACTGCTTTTAATGTCATTTCTCCAGTTCCAGATGCTTTACCTTCTTTAACAAGTTTGATTTTCTCAACACTTGAAACAAGAGCAGTCTTTAAATCCTCTGAAAATGTCTTTGGTTCTTTGGTTTCATTTGCAGTCTTAAAGTTTGCAAGTGCTTCCCCTTGAGTTTTAGCAACTTCTTTAAGTTCTGAAACTTCGTTTTTTAAACTATCAACAATCTCTGTTGATGCTTTTAATTTAATAGACTCTTTGATTGAGTTGTTTTTTTCTTCAATCCTTGAGTTTATTTCTTCAGTGGTTTTTTTTATTTCTTCCATCTTTTTAAATATTAATTGTTTTTATTAAGTCAATCAATTCTTGATTGTCCTTTGTAGAATCTGACTCAACACTTTGAGTATTCTTTTTGAATGGCTCAAAGTTTATAAGTGACTCATATTGTTTGCTTATTTGCATTAATTCAACTTCAAATAATGAGTTGTATTTTTCTGAATAGTTACCATCTTTCAATGCTTTTACAAATGTCTCCATTCGTTCTGTAAGTTCATTTAAGATATTATTAATATCAATTTGAGACTTAACACCAGTAAGATTTGGAGTCTCTGCATTTGCTCCGAAAGTAACAAAAGAACCCTCCCACAATTTAACCTCTTTAATTTGCCAAAACCCTCCGATATTTTTAATAAGTTCATTGTCTGTCTTAGTTGAATCAACCTCAACAAACTCAGTTTTATCAGCTATATAATTAAAACCGATTG